ACGGTCAATTGCTTTTTCAACACCGTCTCTGCGTTTCCAAGACGTTTGTTTATATTTACTGGATAGTTGAGTGTTGGAATCTTTCATACCTGGACTTCTTGCTCTGTCAGCCCTGTTTTCAAAATCTGCTCCAATTTTACGCATAATTGTAGCATCACGGGATGCTTTCTTAGCATACGAACCAAGAGTGGACTTTGACAATTCATCAAGTTCTTCAACTTCTTCTTTTTTCATTGATGCGGAAATTGCTTTACGGCGATTCTTTAAATAGTCATCTGATTTATCTGTTTTGCCGTCGTTATTAACATCGTCATCTTCTTTGCCAACTGGATCAAGTCCTTCATTTGTTTTTCCGTAATTTTTGTATCTATGAACTATTGCTGGAACCATATCATTTAAATTTACATCGTGAGGATGGCCATGTTCCATATGCTTTAATTCTATTTCTCTTTTTTTAGCGTGAAAATCTGTATCAATTTCTCGTCTTTTTTGGTCTTGGTGAATGTTGTGGATGTGGTCATCATGTTTCGCGTTCATGAGTTTTTCATGTCTGTCAGCCTGAGCACCAATGTGTTTTTTCATATCAACATTTGAGTCGCTTTTAAGGTTACTCCTCGTCCTGTTCATGATAGCGGACGAACCTTCTTCTACAGTTTCAATTTCTTCATTTGTTTTATTTTTCTTTGAAGCAAGATATGCACGGAAGTTATCATCAGTTTTAGGCCCAGCATTGGGTTTGTTGTACATATTAGGACGCTTACCACCAGTGTCTCTTTCTAAATTACTTAGTAACTTATCGTCACCTGGAGCAACTTTATTCATAACTTTTCTTGTACCGGATCTAATTGAATCAAGGACGCCTTCTTTTTTCATTCTTAGTAATTTGAAATCTTGGCCGTCCAATTTACCGTTGTGATTCTTGTCCAACTTGTGTTGGTCACCTTTTAATTCTTCTTTCACATCTTTCTTGTCATCTTTTTTAGCATTTGATTTACTAAGAATGTCAAGAGCGTGTTTGACCATTTTTTCTTTTGTTATTGGCTTTACATACCGGTCTGGACCACCAGGACGATGACCACCGTCACGACCTGGAGGTGTTTGGCTCTTGTCCATTTCGTTAACTCCATCTTTCTTTTTGCGGCCTTTTTTCTCAGCATCAGGTTCAAGGAGCAACTTCTTATCTTCAGCCAACACAGACTCAACTGCGCTTATCATTGATTGTGAAACACTATTCTTAGTAAACATTATTTGGCTCCCAATTTTTTCTTTTGTGTTTTAGTTGTAATACCCGCTTTTATGTATTTATCTGTAGGCTTAACTAGAGGTTCTTTTTTCATTGCACCACCCATAACACCTGCAACTCCCATTTCATTTCCGGTTTCACCAGAGTAAACTGATTCTTTGAAACCTTTAAGTTTTTTCTTTTCACCTAACGGATTTGGACTAACTTTTTTAGGTTTAGAATCTAAACCCGCAGCGGCAACATTTATGTTATCAAATTCTTCAGCTTCACTGTAAGTTTGGTTACCTAGTCCAGCACCAGCCGAACTGGAACCTCCACCTGTGCGAGCATTCATTGTTGGACCAATACCACCTGGATCACCAACTCGGCCGGCAGACAATGCAGTCTTTTTCTTACCGGTTTCTTTGTCTTTATTAAAATTGGCTTCCGCATATGTCCTAAATGCATATGTACTATTTGACTTTACATCACCATCACGAACATCATCCCGTTTGCCCATTTTGTTTTGAATTTGCATGAATGGACTATTGTTATCTTTTAAAACTTTAACTTTAGTCTTAGAACTTTCATACAATCCTCTAAAACGATTTCCGTTCTGTAAAGATTCAATGATAGAGCTTGAAGATAGAAACTCTTTTGTTAGTTTATAAGTTTCTGTAATATCTTCCTCTTTGCATTCTAAGTCACCAGAATTATCGAATCTCACAAAATCAGTAAACATTTCAGAAAGTTGTTCAGCATTCTTTTGTGCTTTTTGCCACTTTTCTTGGCGAATAGATTCCATCATCATCTTAGATAATAGTGTGTTTCTTTCTTTACTGACTGAATTGGTTGTATCCACAAACACCATCATTGTTTGATAACCCAATTCTTCCAATTCTTCTTTGATTTGGCCAATTTTCTGCAAATCGTCTGCTGGTCCATTAATGATTAGTGGTGCGCGGGTGCGTATGGATTCAAATTTTGGACTCATGGATCTCATTGCAAGTTTGTGTTTATCATTTAGAATATCTACAACTTGTTGGAAATTATGTTCAACAATCTTCTGTGAAGCAATACACTCACGGACGATAATGTCTTTACCTGAACCTGGACCACCAGTTACGAAGATTGCTTTATGGCGACCATAACTGTAATCTTCATGTAATCCCATTCCCTTGCGAACATCATGCATCAATTCTTTTGCATGGTGTTCAGGTACATGAGAGGGAACACCTTTACGGAATTCTCCAAAGTTACTGCTCTTAGCATGTTCACGCATCTTGGTGCCAGACATTCCTTCTGTACCTTCTGCGTCAGGATCTCTTTGGCCAGCCGAATGAACTGTTATCTTCTTAAAATGGTACAGAGCTCCAGGATGATTTCCATTGTATTGGTGTAACTTATCGTGCATTTCTTTCACGCGGTCTGAACCAACAACCATGTGCAAGTGTGTCACACCTTTTTTGTGTAATTCAGCTGCATGTTGTAGAAATGTTGGTTTCTCTTTAGAAGAAGCTTCAAAATGTGTACCAGGTGAATATCTTTTCAGGTGTTTAATCTTCTGTTGAGAAGAAAGTGGGTTCTTTTTTGAATCCTGTGAATGTGAAACAACCACAGCGGAATGATCCGCATGTTGTTTCTTTGCAACTTCTTTTACTTTGTCTATAAGCTTTAGGTGACCAGTAGTCGGAGGATTCATCCGACCAAAGGACATCACATGGTGAACATCACCAGATGCTTTTTCTTGTATAACTTCTAAAAAGGATTTCATTTATTTTCTGATTTTTAATCTGTTTTGTTTTGCGAACTCCGCTCTATTTACTAACTTTGTTGGTTCAGTTTTTCCAGATTCTGGAGTATGGTGAACCACAAATCCTTCGGGTTTAGATTTAACACCACCAATGTGATGTTCATAATGTCCTTCATGACCTTCTAGGTGTTTAACTAGAGTGTTCTTAGCTTGTGCTAAATGATGGTGCATTGTTAGAAGATTCTGATAATGTTCTTTGTTCTTTTCAATATGGTCAACATGTTCCTGTCCCGCAGAAGTTTTTGCTTTCTTGGCAGCGTCGGTTTTGACTTTATCTGCCATTTTGGCGTGTTGTGTTTTAATGTGAGTTTTTAATGATGAAACATTTGGAACTTCACCGGTGTCAACGGTTTTGTTGATGTAGGTTGTCAGATGTGTATTTTCACCTCTGTGTTTTGCTGTTGCATGATACATTTTTGATCCGTGTGTATCATGGATTTCTTTTGCAGCTGCCATGTGTTTATGAAATTCATCCTGTGCATGAGATGGATAATCAACTTTTGCAGTATCATGTTCTGCACCATGATGGTGAACATCTTTATGTTGTTTAAAGTTGTGGTGGTCAACATCGTGGTGTGCAGACATAGTACCAATATCGGAACCATGATATTTTGTGTGAACCACTACACCAACCTTAGACGCAGCAACTTTTTTAGCATTATCACCATGCGCGGTGTAAGTGATTGTATTTGGAGTAAACGATACTTTTTTAGTCATGGTGGTGTAAATCCTCTGATGAATGCATCATGTCACCTTGATAAACACCATGCTTTGGTGTAACTTTTGGCAAATGTTTCAAAGCAGCTTTAAGTTTTAATGCAAGTCCAGGTGCGTGACCATGATTCTTGTCAACATCTTTTTCTGTGTGGTTAATTTTTGGAGTCTTGTTGAAGGCTGACTTGCTTGCAACAAAGAATTTACCTGTTTTTGGATGGTGACCAAAGACAATTGCAGGTGAACCATCATATTTCATGGTTAGATTGCTGCTATTTGCTTTGGCTTTAACGTGTTCGTGAGCCTGCATTAAAGCACCATGTGCATGTTCAAACCCTTCGGCGCCGTGCATTAACGGACGGTCTTCCGCATGGTGAATATGCTTTAAAGCCGAACCTTCTGGCTCCGCTTCTTCTTTTAAGAAGGAAATAAAAGTTTTCATTGATTGCCCTTAGAATTGTAACACACTCTGGTTACCATCTGTTATTTATACAACTTTTTATCTCATCAATCCCACATACTTGGAACATACACCAAAACAGTTTTCTTTAAAATTTAATAGTTTTTCAATTGGTGTATTCCATTCCGGCTGATTACATATACTATTTTCATTTAGTTTGGAACCGGGATATGTCCAAATACAACCATTACTGGTTAATGTATAACTGTCATTATCATGCCAAAAATAGTTTAATATTCGTTCAGATAACCAACTTAAAGCTTCAAAGTTTTTTGCATGTATCCAAAGGGGTTTATCATAGAGAAAGGTATAATCAATCAAATATTGAGGTTTATCGTGACCCAACATCAAAGTTTTCTTATCATCCATCACCCACAAATCGATTTCACAATGAAAACCTTCTGAAATTGCTTTCTCAATCTGTTTCGGCCAGTTTTCAATATCTTTATTGGGCCCGGTTGTTAGTCCACGATGAGCAATATAAATCATAAGTTAATAATAACACCTAAGTTTTCACCAGCTGGATGTGGAACTTTAATTTCTACACGTTTTCCTATCCTTTTGTAAATATGGTCATGTACCATATCTGAATAACTCCAAGGATAAACGTCATGGAAAGCTAACACATACTTTTCACCGAGCAATGGTAAGAATGCATCAAAGTCTTTTATCATCTGTTCAGGGAAATGACCAGCATCAATAAAAACAAAATCCAATGGTTCAGTGATATGTTTTCTGACAGCAGATTCTGTATCTGTTGGACTCCAACCAATTTCAGGATACAATGTATTTCCTAAATTGTATTTTTCAATAAGATACTTTACCGATTTCAACCCATCAGCCTTTTCATATACTTCTCTTTCGAATTTTTCATATGCACCGGCATCTCCACATTTTTCTTCAATATAGGCATCCATGGTAACACATTTTCCACCAGTTTCTTTAAAACCTAAACCAATGGCTAGTGAGCTGATTCCAAAAGCTGTTGCACATTCATAACCTCTTTGTAGATTATTATCTTTAATCAAGTTTGTTAAAAAATTAAATTCTTCTAGTTTAATGGAATATGGATAAGGATGTTGAACCATTTTAATGTTACCTGTACCAACTCTCTCATATTGGACAGGTCCGTCTTTTAATGAAATAATTTCATCGAAGATGGTTGGTTCATCATATACTCTAAGTGTAACTTCACCAGATGTGAGTTTAATTTCATTTGTCATTTTAATTGTATCCATAAAGTTGTTTTGGTTTATATTCGCCAGCTGGTGTATGCATCAACATTCGTTCAATAGGAAATTCTTCCCAAGGCAATTGTAATTGTCTAAACATATGTTCAGAAACAATGTGTGGACAAAGTATTCCAGTTTCTTTGTATAATTGTGGCAAAATAAGTGATATGTTACTAAAAATTGTCATGAGCCATTGATTACTTGCTTGAAACATATCTCCTGTTCCTTGGCCAACGTGATTTCGATGCAATATGGTATAAAATTTATTGGAATCAAAATTTGGTAACTGTTGTTTAAAAACCAAATCAGGTCTCATACGAATAACTAAATCATATTGTTTGCCTGTTCTAGAGGTATGTTCATTCATCATATCAACACCTCGACCTATTTTGTAAAACATGGAAAGAATATTCCTTTTTACATGATAGTGTTTTTCATAATTCTCAGCAGCCTTTTCAAAATCTGCACGCTTATGTTCAAAATCCTCAAAAAACATGGCTGTTGGTTTGTAAGATTCCAAAATACCTTTTTGGTCAATCTTGGGTGAGTTTGCAACAAACCCCTCTTTACTGTGAGGATCCCACCAAGCTTGTTCATCCCATGCATGAATGAAAATATCAGGCTTGTATCTATCGAGGATAACTTCTTTGGTATTTGGGAAAACTTGTTCCCAACAACGCATGTGTCCTGTAAGTATTAGTGCTATGTTCATGTTTTATGGTGCTCCAAATAGTATTGTAAATCTTCAGGAATTCCTAATCCCCACATTTTATTGATATTCTTAGTTCTGATTTTTTTGCCGTCTGCAATAGCTTCATTAAAAACAGGACAAACATAGAATTCATTATTCACTCTGATATTTTTTAAAATCATTTGTTCAGCATACTTAACATAATCTGAACCATGCTTCCAATAGTAAATACCAACTGTAGCTAGATTTGAAATTGGGTTCTTTTCAGCAACCTCAGAAACAAAACCACTAGAATCTAACTTCGCAAACGACCATTTTGGATGGGTTGATTCGAATGTTACAATGCCGCCATCTATAACGTCAGCGGTGAAAGCATACAAACACTCATTAGAATTCCATTCCACAAATTGGTCTGAATTAGCCATCAATAATGGTTCATTGTTATCAATCAGTTCCTTTGCAAGTAGTGTAGTACATGCAGCGCCTTCTGTCAAGCCGTCCACTTGAACAATATCACAACCAGGAGCAATTAGATTCAAAACAGATTGTAAATTGTATTTCTGATAATGGTCTTTTTGAACTAAGAAGATAAAATGAGCTTCAACATTCAAATTATCAACGACAACTTGAATCATTGGTTTTCCATTAACATCAATCAACGGTTTAGGAAATGTATAACCAGCTTGTGCAAATCTTGAGCCTGCACCCGCCATTGGAATCAAAACATTCATTTTCTTATTTCTCCATGGTATATTTTTTCTACGGTCTGCTGCTTCAAATTCATCAATGAATTCCATGAACTTGTTGCCATTCAATTCATATGCATCCGCAACTGGATATAAAGTAGCCGCAGAACTTAAAGCAGCTTCACGGCCAATATGCGAGTCTTCTACGATAATCGTGTCTTTTGGTAATGCTTTGAATTTAGTCATGCACTGCCAATACATTTCGGGAAATGGTTTTGGATGAAACACATCTTCATTGGAAACAAAGAAGTCAATTTCTTCCAAAATACCAACCCGCTTCAATGCAAGTCTAACTGTTTCACGAATACTATTAGAAGCAACTGCAACTTTCCAACCTTTCAGTTTAAGTTGTGTTACAATATAAGTAATTGAAGCATTTTTGGGACAAGTTCTAATCAGTTCAAATGTGGCATTTTGTTTATCTTGCCAGATTTGGTCATAAAGATTACTAGGTAAACCTTTTTGTTCCGACAGTAATTTTAATTTTCTGGTTGTGTTTAAACCATCATAAGTTGAAAGATGTTCTTCTCTAGTAATAACATATTGTTCACCAACTTTACGCAAAGCATCATTAAGTGCATCATAATGTAATTCTCGGCTATCAATCAAAACGCCGTCAAGGTCAAATATTACAAGTTTATTCATAGTGTTTTTAAAATATCATCAACTGTATTTTTAATCAAATGGTTATTATTAACAAATAAAAAATTATTTGCGAGGACATCATCATGTGCTGTTTTAAATTCACCCAAGAATTTTATCAATTCTGCATCGTTATCATATGTAAAACCATAATCTTTCATCAACTTTGATCCAGCAATATTTCGTGCGGCCCAAGGTGTTTTGTTTAACATAGATTCTAATAGAACTAAACCGAAACCTTCACTGTGACTATGCATAATATATAGGTCTGCACCTGATATAGCATCCAAGACTTCACTACGGTCATCTAACATCATTACACGAAGGTTATCTTCTTCTTTAGGCATAATTCCATGACGATTATCATAACCTGTTAGAACTAAAGTAACATCTTTGCGGCCAACTTCTTTAAAGACACCAATCAATTCATGAAAAGCTTTATTAGGCCAAAAACCACCAGAAGATAACCACATGTAATCTGTTTTGATTCCATATTTCTCTCTAAAATTAATTTTATTCTTAGCTAGAGATCCTTTTGCATCAATTCCATGGGAAACTTGTACTGATTTATTTTCAACACCCATTTTCTTTACAAATTCCCAATCTTCAATTGTTGAACAAGCGATGAAACTGGTTTCTCGCATGGCATTCATATAAGTCAAAGAAGTGCTTGGCCTAATTAACATAAACAAAACTGGTGATGGTATTTTGCTGATATTGTTGAGTACAAAATCTTGAAGTCCAACATCACCACCATGCACAACAATTAAATCCCACTTTTCAAGAAGTACATTCGGTTCAGATGTAACTTTAACACCATTCCAATCTCCTTGGTGTTCTCCGGTAAATACTGCAACTTCATGGCCTCTAGATAAAGTTTCTTCAGCCATATCTCTAACATAATTCTCAGACCCGCCAGGAAATGGAGCATAACGGTGAACAACATATAATATTCTTTTCATTTCAAAACCTTATGTTCTATAAGTAAAATATTTTGATTCATCTTCTTGTTCATACTTTTCCTGCACAAACTTTTTCCATTCCGGTACTCTATCATATTGATGTACAATATTAAAAATGTCACCCATACAAGTCTTAACTAATCCATCGACAAATATAGGTTCTTTTTCGGTTAAAAATGGCCTAAATTGTTCAATCTTGGACGGATCAACAGTTGTACCAGCCTGACAAGCCCAACCATCAAGTTGACTAGCAAAAAAGGTACATGCCTTATAAGGTTGTGTTTGTAACAATACATTATATACGGCTTGGTCACAAATAGAAATTGGTCTGTGAATTGCATTCGTAAAAATATTGAACACTAAATCTTTAACATATTCGGATTTGCCACCAATTGTTCCAACATTATAAATTTCATTGTTTTTAAATAGTTCATGTACATATGCACCATATGCTTGCATAAGATTGTCATTGCCCCAAGGTTCATCTTTATACAACATACCTTCTGAACCTGCAACCATTTTTGTCGAACTCATTTCAAGTCTTTGACGCAACCAAACAAATGGATTTTTTTGAAAATAAACATCTTTAACATCAGTTGTGATAACATATTCATATTCTTGCCAGTGTTCTCTCAAATATTCATAGATTGAAAGAAAACGGAGAACATGGATTGGAACATTCATTGTTGGCATATTAACCAACTTGAATCCATTTTCAACAAGCCATTCTCTAGTTGTAGTTGATGCATTACCAACACACATCACTTTGTCTGCATCAGGCATCGTTTCTTTAATAGAAAGAACCCAAGGTTTCAACTGGTTAATTCCGTAGTTTGTACAACCACCAATAATCAAATTTTTCATAATACTCCTATCATTTTTTCCAAGGAAAAACACCTTTGTATTTTTCATTCATTATGTTATTACCGTTCTTAAAGAAATCAGCATTCACGGAACCAGCATTACCATCTACACGATAATTGACTGTATATTCACCAGTGCAATCAAAGTTTTTAAAGTGTGTTGCCAATGTTTGAAACCATACTCTATCTTGTCCCCATCCGCCATGCCAAACAGAAGCTAATCTTATCGCAGTTTTAGTAGGAATGCAATAGTTATTAGTATCTATATGATTAATTCCATGATATGTTTGCCACTTACCTAAAGATTCACAATTATCTTCACATATGTAGTTACCATTTTTGTCTGTAATTAATCTCAAGGAATAAGACCAATCAAGTTTGTCTTTTTCAATCTTATCTATACATGATTGTACATGATTCGGTTCAAACCAACAATCTTGGTCAAGATACAGTACATAATCTGTATTGATTAGGTGAGTGAAGGCCGCATAAACTCTATGACCGTAGAATCCATTGGCGCCGACATTAATTGGAAGATATGCAACTCTTAAATTCTTGTTACCGGCAAATTCATCCAAAATAACCTTTGCAGGGCCATTATATTGTTCACCATCACCAACAACATAACATTGTGTGTCGTATGTTTGATTTAAAACACTTTCAACTGCTTTGCGGAGTTCAGGTGCACCTGTTGTTGGTATAATCACTGTTGCTGTCATAATATAAAAATGCCTTTTTAACTATATTTAATGAATATGCTACTATTTTTTGTTGCTGATGAACCATAACCATATAACCATTTGGTAACATCATCAACTTTGCCTGAATTGAGAATAGCATAACAATATGCAACACCCAAATACTTGGATAACCACCAAGTTTTATCTTCTTTTTGCTTTATCTTAACCAATTGCATAATTCTTTTTTTCTCGGCTGCATTTGTAATTTTTGCAAGTGAACAAAACATATCGACAAAATCTTTTATTAATTGTTCTGAAGGTTTGTCAATGCTAGAAGAAAAGCTTGAAGGTGGTGTTAGTTTACTATTTGGAACACCACTTTCTTGTGCAGCTTTGATTAAAAGGCCTCCACCAATTTTTCCACCAGCAGCAGTTTTACCTTTAATTTCACCTTGCCATGAAGATGGAACTGGCCGACTAGAAAAATTTCTCAATTGAATTTCACCTGTTTTGTTTCCATCCGTTTTGAATTGGATGTATACATCTTTTGATTCGATTGGAATAGGATTGATTTTAATGTTTTCATATTTTGCAGTAATTGGCATACCATCGTTATACACCTTGGAAGTTGCATCACCTTTTGGAACTAATTTCAATGAAATACCTATAAGTTCTTTATCATGGTAGTTGTCATAAATGTATCTATTATAATCTTCTAAAGAAGGCCAATCACTTTTAAATTTGAATCCTTTTTTTGCCATCCAAATATCAGCTGGATTCCATTTGTCATCACCAACAATACCACTCTGTTTTCTAAAATTGGAAAATTCAGAATATATTGAAGCAACTAAATCACCACCACGATAGTATATGTAATTTGATGATTTGTTAATTCTAAAATCTTTGGCTATTTTGTTGGAGGTAACAACAACACTGTGAAACCATTGTGCATTTAGACCATCAATACATTGATCCAATGTTCTATCACAATCAGCGTCTTTTATAGTTTTATCGCTTATATCAGTAACACTTGTTAAATCTTTGCCAAGATACTGTCTTGTAGCACAAGCATATGCTTGTAAACTTTCAGCTAAAGCTGTAATTTCGGAACCTGCACCTGAAGCCATGTTATTTCCTTTATCGGATAATTTGTATCTCCTTACCTGAAGTCCAAACTTCAAGTTCTGTTCGCAAACGACCTTCAGTCTTTAATGTTTCATAACGATTGGTTGCCTTTTGCTTCCACCATTGTATAACATTTTCTAGCTCAAACTTATGATAATTTTCTTTATCTTTGATAAGCGTGTCAGTTTTACAACAGATATAATCTATATAGTTGCTATATCCATAGTTACTTATGTAATATCTTTTCTGTTCCGTCAATTTCTTAGCATTTGTAATCGTTGTATTGAATGCTTCACCTTCAGATGTTCCTTTGAGTGCCGCTTTAGTCAAAGCAATAATTTTCATTGAGATTTTCAGTTTCTTACTAGAAGCATCATCTTCAACTAAATCACCAACTCTATCTTGAACAAAATCTCTCAAATTAGAATATGGTTTGCCATGCATCATAGGCAAGAAATCTGAATCTGTCAATCCTTTGTAACGAATAAAAGGTTTCATGCCATCATATTGTGATACTTGTTTAGAAGAACCATACAAACTTGTTGTTTCAAACAGGCACAAATTCATTCCATACTTCTTGTTTACAATCTCGCGGACCGTATGTGAAGTACAAATTGCAGCTAAGAGTTTACCACCAAGATAATTAAAACCAAAAGGTTGACTTGGAACAATCACAAAACCCATCATAGCGGAATCATTGAATCTTTTACCCCACTTAGGATCTTGTGTAAACACTTGTCCTAGCATTTCATTCCTAGGTTTGCAGTTGATTACTGGTGAGGCTAAACGAATGAATCCTAGATACTTTCCCGTTTTGTTTTCTCTGACAGCCAGGTGTATACTACGACCTACTGGTCTAATGTTAACATGTGACGAGGTAATTGCAAGTAGTGTTTCCCAGATTTCTGTTGAGATTTCACACACCTCAATTTCCATATCATTTGGATGCATGGAGAAATCAGAGAATAAATCATCTTCTGGTGGAAATAAGAAAGAACCTAGTTCAGCCAAAGAATTGAGTTTTTGGTCTCGCATGTATTCATCTATGCGTTCAAAATTACCAAAGTAATCTTCAAATACTTTAGCACAGTGAATTGCATCTTCTTTAGACAACATCATATTTACCCCATCTAATTCTCAGCCATATTCTTTCGGTTACATAATGAACTGAAGCTAGTACGATATGTATAACAACAGCGTCAGATAAACCTGTCCAAATTGCTGTTATCAGTAATGCTAGTGCTCTATAACTTAATGTCCTAACGAGGGTCCTTGTTTTTGTTTCCATCATATTTTAAATCCATCAAATGATTTCTTGGCTTTCAATTCACGGTCACCAAAAGTATTAATTGGTTTATTTTGACCTGCATCGGCCAGTCCATCTTGACCGGATTGCTCTACGTCATACAGACGCATTTTACTTCTGTCAACACCAACGGTAAACCTCTTGTAATATGTAGGATCATTGTAACGGTTCTTTAATTGTTTGACCATAATCTGACCAAGTTCTTCCAGTTCTTCGGAAGTAATCAGTGCAAACATCAAGTCGGCAGTTGCAGGTAGACCGAAAGATTCACTGGTGTCTTCAAGACCTGGATCAGATGATGTGAAACCACTACGAGTTGTTTGTGTTGCACTCACAATGGGAACATTATATTCCACAGCAAGTCCTCTAAGTTCTTCCGCAATCGATTTGACATAGGTATAGGAATTAATATTAGAACCAGCCTTAATGCGTGAAGAACAACAAATATTAAGATAATCGACAAAGATGATATGAGGTACAAAAGACTTTTTAAGATTAAGTTCATTTAGTAATGTCCTAAAATGTGTTGCAGATGCTGATGCAGTCGGATACTCTTTGATGATTAGTTTACCAGTTGTTTTAGATTTAACTTTTGCAACTTTCTTATCATACATTTCCTTAGATAAATCAGTCAAATCATCCAACGATACATTCAATAAATTAGCATCAATACGT